AATTCCAGTGACCTCATCAGTTGCTTGAGAAATTACTTTTTGAATATACTCTTTAGTGGAGTCATTCCAAATAACTTTCTCTCGTGACGGGGTCACCTCTACACCATCTTGAATAACTACAGTCTCCCCATTCTCATTGATATAAGACTGCTTGATTGGACACTTCAAACCTATTGCCCCATAAAGCTGCTCCATCTCCAACTCTTTAAAGTCAATATGGCCATAGTTAATACCATTGTTAGACTTGGTATCTTTTACAATAACAATGTGAGGCTTATTGAAGTAATAACTTTCAGAAACAATAAGTGTATCAGAGTTGTAAAGAATAGGGACATTAAAATGTACTTTCTCTACTACATCATTTTCATCTATTACAGTAAAATCAACATTATTAAAGTAGGTTAATTGCTCTGAAACAGCATCTCTAAATCTCTGGTAATTATGTTTCTTAACTCCAAAACTAACTGTAGTAAAGTTAGGATGACTAACAGGCTCGTAATAAATAATAGAACCGTCTGATAAAGCAACAGATGGATTTACTTGACCAGAAATTAGATTAAACTTTGGAATAACAAATTCTGTCTTATAACTGTAACAATTAACCTTAAATCTCTTTCCACAGTATACAGTTTCTATTGTGTAGTACTCGACTCCAGTTGATAAAGCTACCTTAGCCCCTAAACCAAAAGCCCCGAAGCTTTGAGAAGTATTACGTTTAGTAGAATCATTTTTATTATCCTAAAGGCTCTTTATCCTTTAGCTCTGCATCTTCATTTAGATTATACATGCAGTTTAGACTATATCATCATGTATTTCTACATGTTCCGCACTCGTGGTACTTTACTAACCGGTCTGGCCTCCTTGTACTAGTCGTTGCACTTTACTTACATTCCTGTAAGTCTTAGCTCAGGATTGTCTATCTCTAGATTTTCCCTGAGTTCACGGAATTTTATTAGGGCATCTCTACTCTCCATGTATATCCCATATACATAGATCTTTCTTTACGTAATACTCTGGTAATACTATCTACTTTTGCCAATCCAAAATATTTTTTAGCCTCATGAGTGTTTTTAAATTTTAAAACTTCTCCGTTTTTCTCAGCTATGATGTTAAAATACTTAGTTCGATTAATATTACCGATTGCTTTACCTTTCATTCTATTAGAATGAGCTGATTTTCTTTCTTCCGACCAGGGGGTCATGACTTGTTGAGACCGTTTGTATTTAATTATTTGTTTAGACTCTTCAGAATGTTTAGATCCTTCCCAAGCAGCGTTAGCTTTTTTATAATTAAGAGTTTCTCCAATCTTTTTACAAGTTTCTGCAGACCTTTTTATACCATAGCTATTTCTAGCAGTAGGATTCCTATTAAATCCATTTGCATAGGTGTCTAAAGTATTCATCCAAAATTGTTCTGCAGAAAGTAAAAACTCTTTATCATACACATCTAAAACTTCGAATACAAAAGATTCAGATCCATACTTATTCCAAGCTCTCTGTAAATGAATATTAGTATGCTTATTATGATTAAGCATTGCTTTATGGTCTCCCCATCTTTGAGAAAATAGTCGTGTAGTAGAACCTACGTACACTTTGTTGTTTGCTAAACATGTAATTGTATATACGCCTGATCTCATGTTTACAAATATAGGTATTATTCAGTTGGGGTCTTAGATAATTTTAATTTACCCTAATTCTAACACACCCTCAAGTCTTCGTCCCCCGATACCAACACCGTGGTCAGTAATAGAGAACGTATCACAGAAACCTACACCTGCATTCTTTTTATAAACAATCTCTACTTTTGAATTACTTGAAAGATAATTTAGATCATAATACTCTCTGTTAAAATTCGAATCTTCGTACTGCTCCCCATGTCTTTCAATATAATAATCTTCTACTTTTGCTTTGTTGGTTAATATTTCAATAGCTATCTCTTTCTCTCTTTGTGAGTCACATGCATTAGTAACTAACTCTCTTACCGTTGATGGGATAGGAGTAGAGTATTGAGTAGACTGAAGAATATCAAACACTAATTTCTCGGCACCTTTATTAATCTTTTTGGAGATGCCGGTATCCGTCCCGACACTGTCTGTGTCGATAGTTTTAATACTCATACATTTTTAATTAAATGGTTATAACGATTTGATAATCTCTATAACTTGAAGAACTTGCTTTTGATTCTTTGGTAGAAACAATGGACATACTTGACCAGTCTCTATCAAATGTTTTTTAAAGTTCTTCCAAGTATTTGGGAATCGATCATTGGCAAAACCTTTGCACTCAATGACCCAGAGTATTTTCCCACTTTCATCCCTTCCAATAAAGTCAGGAGTATAAGTGATATCTCTTACTTTGGTACCGTTCTTATCTTCGAACTCAGGGCCCTTTCTACTTTCGATACACATAGCAGGGTAATAAAACCCTTCCATTAATCGAAAAGTAGTTTGCTCATATTCAAGAGGAATGTAAGCTTCCTTCAGCTTTTTATAAGTGAATACCTCGAGCATAGATTTGAACTTAATCCCATCTATCTCTTTACCTTTAGATTGTATTCTACCTTTGCTTTTGCTTACTTTGCTACGACTTTTTGATGAAAGTCCTGATCTAACTCTTTGATTTTTTCGAGCCATTGTTGTTCTGTTTGTTTTGCTATTTTGATGTCTTTAACATCTAACTCTGTAGACGTTCCTAAGTTACTAAACAAAGATGCACATTTTTGCAATATGTCATCGATTTTATTTTTAGTATCTGGATTTGTATAGTATGGGCTCATGGTAACTGTATTGATATAATTCGTTTAGCATCATCTAATCCATGATCTCTAACAAAGTCAGAGATGTCTTTAGATTTGTAATGAGCTGGTAAAATTACATTAATTAAGTTGTAAGTCATGCATACTTTATTAGCCATTCTTTGACCAGGATTGTCATCAGACTGAAAATCATTGTCATAAAGAACTACAACAAGATTAAATCTTAACTTTAACTCATCTATTAATTCCTGAGATGGCATCTGCATCTCTCCTTGTGGAGCTACAGCTGGATACCCCAGTACCCATAAAGATATCACATCTTTAAGTGATGAAGCTAAGAATACAATCTCTCCAGACTTAGGGAGTTGATCATAACCTTGGATATCATCCTTGGTAGTATTAGAAAACCATTTAGTTTCTTTTGAAGATAACGGCTGATATATCTTATACCTATCCTTAAATCTATATGCATAGCACAAGGGCTCGGACTTGTATCTGAACTCGTTAATCCAAAAGTAATCTATAGGTTCTATATTATACTTAGGTAATACCTCTATTGGAATGTGGTACTGGCCCCAAAAGCTTTCATCTAAAGCACTCCATTTACGAGCTTTCTTTTTGATGATAGTTGCTTTTCTTTCAGAGACTTCATATCTCCCATAAGTTAAAGCAACCTGTGATCTTTGTGCCTGGCCGGAACCTAATCCCAATCCAAAATCCGTGTCAACAACTTTAAGACATTCTGAAAACGTAAGACCGAACTTAGTCATTACATATTGAAAACAATCAAATGAATGATCAGCCCCGAAATCTCGATACAATAATCTACCGTTATACGGGATAATCGAGCAAGTAGGAGTTTGATCTTTACGTAATTCACTGCAAAACTTTACCCCAATGTCTTTAAAACTAGGGCAATAATACCGAAAGATATCATAGTCTGAGATATGACTTAATATACTAGCTTTATCAAGGTACGAATCACTACTTCTAACTTGAATCATTCAGCTAATATAAAGCAATAAATAAAGGGGGCTATTAACCCCCTCTATTTTTGCTATGAAACTTAAGACTAAGACTCCCAAAGATCTTTATCAGATACTTCGGTAGTTGCTGTAGCAGATTCTTCAACATCTGCTGTAATCAAACTTGGAGAGTAAGATACTGGCTTAAGATCTGGGTTATACTCTGCATTGAAAGAACCATAATCCTCGTTAAGAGACTTGATAAACAAGTCATCTCTCATAGGCTTGAATCTTCCGAAGTGCTTATTGTAAACAACCTGATACTTACCATCTTTTACTCCGACAAGAAGTCTAAGTTGGTTATCTGCAAGAATCTTTACATACTCACGAAGCTCTTTAACATCTCCGTTAACAATTTTGTCGATAGTATCAAATGATACCTCTCCTCCATTTGCTACGTTAGCCCAAGCTTTAGTGAAGTTGATAAGAGTATCTTCCCCAACATAAGCCTTACGAGTTTGATCTGCATTCTTCCACCAGTCATATGCTGGAACGTCTGCACTCCAAGTAATCTGACCAATGTTGTTAGCATACATAAACTTACTACCATCCTTAGATGTACGATGTTTAGGCTGCATAAGAATTTCAAACTTTACTCTAAAATCTTTCTCTGGGTTGTGACACCAGAATACAAGTTTATTGTAAGTTTCTTCTTGGATTGTAACAGAATACTCAGGATCTTTCTTTGCTTGGATACCGATACTTTGAAGCTCTGTTAGTGTAGGATTAATTGCTATTACTTTGAAGTTGTGAACTCCGGTAAACAGTTGTACCGAACCTGCTACTTCTACTTCTGAATTATTTGACGAAACTGCCATTTTATGAATTTTTTATTTAAAATTGGTATACCATTTTGTAAACGATGTCTTGGCCTTTTCAGTTTGAAAACTGAGCAAGAGCATCTGGACTGATCTCATCCATCTGTGCATCTGTCATGTTAGCCATCAAAGACAAATCACTATCTCCAGGTTCTACTAAAGCTGAAGTTGGGGCACCTGCTCCATCTGTATCATCGAT